GTTCCGCTCCGAGGCCGTCGAGGCCGAGATCGCGCGCATGACCGCGACCGCTGTGGCGAGACTCCAGGAGGAAAAACTCATCATGCTCGGACCGATTTTGTCTCGGTTCAACAACGAGGTTCTGAATCCTTTTATCGGCCGCATTTTCTCGATCCTCTCCCGCGCCGGAGTTTTTCCGCCTCCGCCCCAGGAGCTCCAGGGCACTGAGTTAAACATTGAGTACACCTCCATGCTTGCCCGATCTCAGAAAGAGGTCCAGGCCAACACCGACATGGAGGCCATTACGCAAGTCTGCCAGCTGGCGCAAGTTGACCCGTCGGTGCTCGACCGCATCAATCTGGATAACGCGATCAAGATCATTTTCGACAAGAAAGGCGTGAGCCCGAGCTTACTGCGCTCGGACGAAGAGGTGCAGCAGATTCAGCAGCAGAGAGCTCAGCAGCAACAGCAGATGGCGCAGCAGGAACAGGCGCAGCAGGGCGTGGACGCCTTGAGCAAGTTGGGCAAGGTCCCCGCGGGCGGCGACACCATGGCGGGTCAGGCCGTCGAGGCGCTCCAGGCCGAGATGGGGCAGTAAAAAAGTGCGCATTGATTTTTATTGAAGGTTTTAAATGTCAGGAAAGATTCGCAATCCGTTTGACGAAGCGAAGCTCAAGGAAGAAAGACAAGAACGAGAAGCGCAGAAAGCGAGCTTTGAAGAGGCTTTTAAAGAGTCTCTCATCCGCCTTCTGGGCACGCGGGACGGAAAGATAGTGTTTAACAAAATCTTTTCCGACTGCGCCTTGTTCTCCTCCTCTTTTGACACCAACGCCTTGACGATGGCGAACAAAGAGGGAAAGAAAACCTTCGGCCTTGTCGTGCTGAGCTACGTCATGGCCTATTGCCCGGAACAATACACCGAGATAAGGAAGATATCGGATGAGTACAGAAAATGACAGCGGCTCCCAAAACACCAGTCAGGAGACGTTAGTACCTCCTTCGCAGAATGAACAACAGTCTTCTCCTTTGGACCAGGGGCAGTCTTCTCAGACCACCACTCCGACTGAAAAGGAGACCGGCACTGAGAAGACTGAAACTTCTCCGGCGCCCGAAACTAAGGCCGCTCAAACGGTAAGCAACCCGCTTGAGATTAAGCCCGAGGCAGACGACGCCAAGAAGGCCGAAGGTCAGGAAGGACAGAAGCAGGAAGCGAAAGAGGATGCGGCACCTGAAAGTTATGCCGACTTCAAAGCACCCGAGGGTGTAGAGCTTAACGGCGCGGTGGTCGACTCCTTTAAGGGTATCGCCAAAAAGCTCAATCTCTCGCAGGAAAAGGCCCAGGCCGTAATCGATGAGATCACGCCCGTGATGGTCTCCCAGCAGGTTGAGTTTATTAACAAGGTCAGCGGCCAGTGGCTGGAGAAGGCTAAGAAGGACGCCGAAATCGGCGGCTCTAATTACGACGCCTCTATCCAGCGCGCCATTAAGGTCAGAGACCGCTTCGGCAAAGGCGCCGACGGCAACTATGACGCTGATGTCGCAGAACTGTTCTCGCTGCCTATCGGCTCGCATCCCGGCTTTATCAAACTCCTAGCAAGAGTCGGCGCGGCAATCAGCGAAGATACTCCGCCCAAAGGCAGGGTATCCGGAGCAATCACACCTCAAGACATTTATGGTTAATTTGGGAGAGTAAAAATGGCAGACGTTTTCAGTGGCATGACGCCCGTCACGATGGCCGAATGGCAGTCGCTCGTTCCGGACAGCGACGTAGCAAAGAAAGTTTTCATTCAGACGGTCCGAGATTATCAGCCGTTTTTCGACCGCGCCACCATGGTTCGCGGCAACGACGGTCAAGGCATGAAAGGCACACTGGCGGATAAATATCCGGAAGGCCAGCTCGTCGGTATTAACGAAGGCTGGGATGCATCCACCCCGACCGGCCGCGCGGTACGTTATCCGTCCTGCATTGCCCGCGACCGCTCCGTGATCGGTAAGCTCCAGCTTGAAAGAATGCCGGAGAAAGACAGAGCACCGTATCGCGCCCGCAAGGACCAAATGTTTACCCGCGGCTTAACCCGCGGTATGGTCAAACGTGTCTTCCAGGGCAATCCGGATAAAGATCCGAGAGACTGCTTAGGCCTGGCAAATATCGTTTTGCCGGACAAAGACAACGGCGCCTGGAAGAACTCCATCGTTGACGCCGGCGGTACAGTGGCTAGCGGCTCGACGAGCACACTCACTTCGATCTATTTTGTTAACTGGCACCCGGAAGAAATGACTCTGTTCTTCCCGGAAAACGGCGGTGCAGCAGGTATCTCCGTCGAAGTTCAGAAATCTCCGATCTATGTTCCGGACGCCAACGGCAAGATGTTCCCGGCATACGTAACCGAGTTCGGCTATGACCTCGGCGTATTCGCGGGTAATCCGGAAAACATTGTCCGTATCGCCAACGTCGATACCTCCAAGATCACGACGGCCAAGGGCGCAGCTGACCTCTTGAAGTTGTTCGTGGAAGCACGTCACCGCCTGCGCACAGACGACTTCTCTCATGTCGGTATCTACTGCACGGACCAGGTCGGCATGATCTACGACTTGCAGCTTCTGGAGAAGACGAAGTACACGCTTGAATACAAGACCTTCGGCAAACGTGAAGGCATGCTGTCCTTCGGCGGTATTCCGATCTATCAGTACGGCACGGACGTGCTTAACGCAAGCGAATCCGCGATCACAATTTCCTAATAGGAGGCGTTATGGTTTTCGATATTAAGATGATGCTTGCCGACAAAAAGGAGGCCAAAACCGCCTTTACTTCGTCCGGCTTAGACTTCGGCTCCACCCTGGTAGAGTCTGGTGTCAACGGTCACAAGATGGCGCTTTGTATCTCCGCAAGCGGCGTGGCCGGCACCAGCCTGGCCTTCAAGATTGAGGACTCGGCTGATAACTCTACTTTTGCCACTGTCGCAACATCTAAGGCATTCACGCCCACTGAGCTCAAGAATCCAATCGTGGTGGGGCTCCCCTTCGAGCACAGACGCTACCTGCGTATCGTGACCGTCCCGACAAGCGTCACGGCGGGCACCGTCACGGCCTGGATCGGCAACGACTACAAGCTCGGCCAAGTCAAAGAAGGCGAGGGCTGGGAGTTCCGTACAGAAAAGGCAACTGCGGCAGCCGGCGGTGACAGCTAATCAGCAGTAAACAACCGAAAATTTGTCGGAGGAGGCGGGCATAAAACCCGCCTTTACTTTTATGGCTAATCAAATCGAAATCTGCAATGCCGCACTATCTCAGCTCGGTGCGGACTCTAACATTACGTCTATCGATCCTCCGGACGGCTCGCAGTACTCCGAGCAGTGCGCGGCCTACTACCCGATGGCACTGCGTTACCTGCTGGAGCAATTTAACTGGAGCTTTGCCCAGAGCCGCTACAAGCCGCCGCAGTACGTGGAGCTTGATAGAACGATGTACCCGTGGAGCTATGGATATTCTTTGCCAAGCGACTGCATGTGTGTTGTGGGGCTTCACTGCACAGGCGGCCAACCCTGGCAGACTACACTGCCCTACGAGATCGAATATCGCGAAAGCGAAAACACCATATTCTTACTGACAGACGTTAAGGACGCCGTGATCGTCTATACGCGTTACGTGAACAATCCGCAGATGTTTCCGGGCTACTTCACTGAGGCCCTCGTCATGCGATTGGCGGCCTACCTTGCCGGCGCCCTGGTTAAGAATCAGACTGCGGACAAGTATCTCAAGTATGCGGAAGACGCCTTGAGCAAGGCCAAGACGCGCGACGCAAAGAAGAGCGCGCACCAGCACCCGAAGTATTTAGCGGCACAACTTAGAGCGAGGTTCGTGTAATGGCAGTCAGAATCTTTAGAAACTCTTTCGGCGGCGGCGAAATCTCTAATACCATGTATGCCCGTGTAGATGACGCTAAGAATCAGACGGGCCTGGCCAAGTGCAAGAATTTTATCGTCGAGCCTCAGGGCCCGGTCTTCCGGCGCCCGGGCTTTGAGTACGTGGCGCATACGAAATACTCGGATAGAAAATGCCGCCTGATCCCGTTCTTGTTTTCGCTGGACCAGACGATGGTCTTAGAGGTGGGACACAAGTACATCCGCTTCCATACGCATAAGCAAACTTTGATGTCCGGCAATGCTCCGTATGAAATCACGACTCCGTATGAGGAGGCTGATCTTTTCGAGCTGAGTTTCGTCCAGAGTATTGACGTGATTACGATCGCGCACATCAACTATCCGACCAAAACTCTGAGGCGCCACGGCGCGACTGACTGGCGCCTGGAGAACGTGAACTTTAATACCACGCTGTCAGCACCTACGGGCCTGGCCGTGACGCAGACAATCGGTCCGGATGTGGAAGAAAAGAATAAAGGGCTTTTTAAGCGGAAGTATGGTGTCACGGCTTTGAACGCTGACGCTTCAGAGGAAAGCCCGTTGTCGGCCACCGTCGAGATCAACTGTAATCCTTTTGCGGACGGCGCTTACAACACGCTCACCTGGAATGCCGTCCCGGGCGCTGCTATGTATCGTGTGTATCGCAACGTCGGCGGCGTCTACAGCTATATCGGCCAGACGTCCGAGACCTCGATTATCGACGATGCAATCTCTCCGGACTCAGGTATCACACCGCCGCGGTACGACTCCGAAATCGCGTCCGGATATCCGGGGACGGTTTCTTATTTTGACCAACGCAAGATTTTTGCCGGCACGCGTACCAAGCCGCAATATATTTGGATGACGGCCGCAGGCAGTGAGAACTCCATGGCGTATCACTTACCGGTGCAGGCGACCGATCGAATCTCGGCCCGAATCTACGCCCGAGACGTCAATCGTATCCGCCACCTTGTTCCGTTGTCCCGCCTTATCCTACTCACGGCCTCAGGATGCTGGGTAGTGGGCACGACGGACACGGACGCCTTGACGCCCGACTCTATCAGCTTTAAGGCGCAGAACGCAGAGGGTGCAAGCTCGGTCAACCCCGTGGTCGTAAATTCGGCCTGCGTGTACGCCGCGGCCCGCGGCGGTCACCTTCGTGAGATGGGATACTCGTACGAGCGCGGCGGATTTATTTCCGGGGACTTGTGTCTGAGAGCGCCGCACTTATTCGATCATAAAACCGTGATCGACCTTGACTATTCCAAGGCGCCGAATCCGATTATTTGGTCAGTCTCCAGCGACGGCGTATTGTTGGCCTTCACCTACATCCCTGAGCAGCAGATCGGAGCCTTCTCAACAATCGAGACTCGCGGCAGTTTCGAGTCCGTGACTGTTGTCTCCGAGGGCTACGAGGACATCCCGTATGTCGTCACCAGCCGCAGGATCAACGGGCAGACGGTCCGATTTATCGAGCGTATGCACGAGGTGCAGTCGCCCTCAAGAGCGGAATCCTGTTACGTTGACTGCGCGGGTTTCTACCAGGGCAACCCGACAAAGACGATCACCGGACTCTCCTGGCTGGAAGGCGAGACTGTTTCCATCCTGGCAGACGGTTATGTCGTACCGGATCAGAAGGTGGTCAGTGGGAAAGTTGTGTTGGAGGATGCAGCCTCGACGGTTTACGTCGGCCTGCAATACGACTCTGACATGGTTACGCTCCCGATCCACCTCCAGCTTAACGATATGTCTTACGGTACTTCTCACCGTAAAAATATTACCGAGGTCACTTTACGACTTAACGAATCGTCCGGAGTGTCCGCAGGGTCCTCTTTTGAAAAGCTGTACCACATGCAGCCGCGAGCGACCGAGCTCCCCGGGTACCCACCAAACTTGCGCTCCGGTATTTACGACCTGCAGATTAAGCCTCGGTGGAGCGATGAGGGCCAAGTCTATATCCGGCAGTCTCTGCCGCTCCCGCTCCGGATAACTTCGATCACGACAACGGTAGAAATCAGCTAACCGACAATAGTGCGCATTAAAGCCTGAGGCGGCGTCAGACTGAGCGCACTATTGGAGGATTTATGGCTATTGGTTTCAACACCGCTTCAATGATCGGCACGGGAATCTCTGCCGGTATTTCCGCTGTCGGTTCGATCTTCACAACTCGCTACAACAACGCTATCGCTAAGGCGCAGGCAAACATCGCCAAGGAAAATGCTAAGACGATGGAATTGCAGGCGCAGTACACCTTGTTTGCAGCAGAGACTAAGGTCCAGCACGAAACGATGCAGGCAGGCCAAGTCAAGGCCAGGCAGAAGGCTGCGCTCGCCGCTAACGGTGTTGCGATCGGTACCGGGAGCGCGGCGCAGATTACAGCGTCCACCGACATCATTAAGACGATTAACAAGAATCGCATTGAGACCGATGCTCATGCCGCGGCCTGGGGCTATCGCCAGCGGGCCACCGACTTCAAAAACCAGGCCCTGATGTTTAATGCCAAGAAACAAAGTGTGGGCCTGAACTTCATGTCCACGGCGCTCAACGGCTTGTCTCAGGTGGGCATGACCTACGCCTTTGGAAAACTTGCCGAGGGCAAAACAAAAGAGCCGACACAAGACACGCCGCTCAAGGTTGACGCCATCAGCGGAGCCGATCCCGGATTGAAGATCGACGCGATTTCCTCCGCGGACCCGGGCTTGCGTATTGACGGAATCTCTTCGGCCGACCCTGGAATTCGAGTTGACGCAGTATCTGCGGCTCAGCCGATTTTCACGCCGCTTTACAACTTCAATCCTCTTTCGATCAACAACAAGGCCTCGATCCTAGGCAGATAAATATGCAAGTACCCATTTATCAGAACAACACTCCGAACCCTCAGAGCGAACAGTCTTTTGCGCGTCCGGGAGAAAATGTCCAGCCGACCTTCGACTACGCGCGCGCTATGGAGCGGGCCACTCAGCCCTTGAAGGCAGGTATCGGCTTAAGCGTCAAGTTTGCCGAGAAGGCCGAGGCCCAGCAGGTCAAGGCCGAAGCCGACGAGGCGCTCAACGGCCTGGATCAGGAATTAAGAGAACTGCAATGGAATCCGGAAAGTGGTTATTACGCCATGAAGGGCAAGACCGCAGTGGAAGGTTACGACCCGACCCGCGAGGCCATGAACAAGGCGTATCAGACACGCCTGGATAAACTGCAAAACCCGCTCGCAAAACAGGCTTTCACTTCTGTCGCACTGGAGAAGATCAACTCCTACGATCAATCCATGCAGCGCTACCGCCTGAAAGAAAATGCCGCCTATAAGGCGGAAGTCTCGGACACGCGGGCCAAATCCCTGATCGATGACTTCGCCTTCTCCGGATTCGGTCCGGACTCCGAACGCACGATGGCAAGCCTCATGGATGAGGTTGACTACCAGGGCAAGATCGGCGGCAAGAGTCCTGAATGGATCGCAAGACAAAAGGACAACTACGCCGCATTGGCCTATGCCTCGGCCTATCAGCAGATGGCGGTCGAAGACCCGTATGGGGCGCTTAAGCACTTCCAGCAGGTCGGCTCCACGAAGATGAGTCCGGACGTATCTCGCAAGACCTATGCTTTGTTGCGTGAGCGCGTATGGCCTCAGCTCCAGGAAACAGTGGACGCAATGGGTGGTCCGGAAGCGATTGGCCTGACCCAAGGGTCGGCTGCACGCGCCGCCGGAAAAGTTGACGTCCGAGTCTCCGGCGCCCAGGCGGGTTTAGGTACGCCGCCCAGTGTTCCGGACAAGGTGCTGAATACGATCGGCTACAAGTTCTGCAACCCGCTCAACATTAAAGTCTTCGGCAATAACTGGAGCGGTATGGTCGGTCAAGACGCCCGCGGTCATGCTATTTTCGAGACCCCGCAGGACGGTATTTGCGCCGCGGCCAAGATTCTCAAGACCTATGCCTCCAAGTACGGTATCAACACCGTGGACGGCATTGTGGACAGATTCTGCGCCGCCAGCGACGGCGTGACACGCGCCTACATCAGTAATGTCTGCAAGGCCATGGGCGTCAATCCCGGAGAGGCCCTTGACGTCAAGAACCCGCAGGTGATGACCAAGCTCATCAGCGCGATGATGCGCCAGGAGATTGGCGCGGTCGCGTACTCCCAAGAGACGATCACCGCCGGGGTCCATAAGGCGCTGGGAATCGATAAGAACGATTACTCCGACAAATTTAATACTCAACTCACTGAGGACGAAGAAAAGCAGTACCAAGCATGGGCAAAGAAGATCGGCCATGAGCGTGATGTTTACGACTATGACCTTAGAGGCGCATGGAAGGCGGGCGCGGCTCAAGCAGAAAACGGCCACTTCCCCGATACGTTTAAAAAGCCAAATCATCCGACTTTTAGTGTCGAGAGCAAGTACCACGACGGAAAGAATTATGTCGGAGGCCACTGGGTAGTAGAGAACGGGCAAAACATTTTTATCGGCCCTCATGGAGAACGCCGAGACGATAACGGGAAACTTCTGTCTCAGAAGGCGGAAGCTCCGCGCCTGACGTCTAAGGACGTGGCCTTTAATCCGAATGTCAAGACGGGCGATCCCGTGATCGACGCACTGCCGCTCCCAGACAAAATTAAACTCTTCCGCGCCTCCAGGCAAAGACGCGGCCAGCAGGCTCAGCAGGCCAAGGTCGAGTTAAAACGCTCCGTGGACAACGTCTTATCCCGTGCGATCAACACGGGCGACGTAGCCGAGCTCCCCGATGTCGCTGACTTCATTAGCGTCTATGGCCAGGACGAGGGCATCCGGATGCATGCCGAGGTGGAGAAGCAGGCACAGCTCAATGCCGCCATCCACTCCATGCCGGCGATGTCTGTAGGCGACATGGACGCTACGAGCAGAGCGCTCACGCCTCAGAAAGATGATCCTGAGTACGCCACCCGCATGGAGCAGAAGACCACGTGGGATAAGGCCGCAGAGAAGGTCAAGACCGAGCGAGCCAAGGATCCGATGCGCTTTGCGATCGAGGGCATCCCGGAACTCGGTTTTAAGCCTATCCAGGATTGGAGCAATCAGACGCTGGCGATCCGAGAGCTCACCAACCGCATCAGCAGCTACAAGGATGTGGCCCGGCGATTCGGTACTGACGCGCATATTCTCACAAAAACCGAGGCCACAGGGTTATGCCAAGCCTTCGCCAATATGGACGAGGACCACCAGGCGGAGTACGCACAGAAACTCTCCGACGCGATCTTTGATCCGGTCACCGGTGATAGCGGAGCCCTGGCGGCATTAGCAACTGATATTGGTAAGAACCACCACCTTCTGGCTATCGCTTTGGGTGTTGCCTCAACGTCCCAGGGCCGAGAGAATAACGGTGCGCTCCGTCAAATCAAGGGCAATTACTACCGTAGAAACAAAGTCAATGACGCCAATAAGGACGAGCCGGAAATTCGTCAGAAGTTGGACGGTGTGTTGCCGATCCCGCCCGGGAGTCCCGAGTACGAGGACCTCATCAACGCCGTGCTGAACGATCATGCCTATGCCCTTCAAGCGGGCGGCTCGAGCGATGTGGATACGTCGATTGAAAACGTGATCGGTCCGGTGACAGAGCACAACGGAGCAAAGATTATTTTGCCGTCCAGACTCTCACAGGCGAGTAAGAACCTGATGACCTTTACCAAGCTCGGATCTTTTGAAGACGTCCTTCTGGACTATAGCAAGGACTTCTTGAAAGGCGGTAAAAAGCTCGTTTATCGGAATCAAGTGATTTCTCCGGAACAGTCTGCCAGGCTCATCAACACCGCGCCTCTTAAATGGGTAGGCGACGGTGTCTACTTTATCCGCGACGGTCTGCGCTATGTAACCGACGAAAAAGGTGAGCCCTTCCGCCTTGACCTTAACGACACAATTTCCCGGAGAATTAAATGAGCTGGATCAATCGTTTCGGACTGACCAATGAAGAAGCCAAGGTCATCAATCAGTACAGCGCTCCGGAAAAAAGCGGCGAAGCATTGACGCCCGGACTTTTCGAGGGCTCCTGGAGCGCAATTGGCCAGTCGTTTGGGAAAGAATGGGAAGCCACCAAATCCGACGTTAACGAGGCCGTCGCGCTCAAAGTTGAGGACGATGACTATTACCTTGCCCAACAGGAAGACCCATTTGCGCCTGACCTCAATATCGATAAGGATGCAATCGCCAATCGTTTGAGGCAAGACGCAAAAGAGGCGCGCCTCAAGATTAAGAACGACTACACGCCGAACCCAGAGACCACAGGGACGGCAGCTATGATCCTCTACGGTCTGACCGGTTCTTTGGCCAAGGGTATCGGATACTCCGTTCTCGCCGGCGGCAATCCGTTCCTCGGCGGTGCGCTATTCGGCGCCGACCTCGGACGTTATGAGAAAGATAAGCTCCAGGACAAGGGCGTGGATACAGAGACGGCCACGAAAGCGGGCTTGATTACAGGCGTGACAAACGCTGTCGGCATGGCGCTCCCCGCCTCCCTCGGCACAAGTTATTTGAAGTCTGCGACCTTCGGCGCCCTGGTCAATCCCGCAACTGACATCACTGAGCAGTCGGCGATTAAGTTCGTCCTGGATAACGCGGACTATTCGGTTATCTCCAAAGAGTACGATCCTTTCGATCCTGTAAGCCTAACAACATCCGCCCTCATGGGCGCAGGTTTCGGCCTTCTCGGCGCACGAGGTGCTCGAGTCCGGGCCGCAAGAGAAGCAGCGGAAAAGGCCCAGGCTGAGGCTCCGGCCGCACCCGTGGAAGGTCAGGCAAGCCGCATGAATAAGAGTGTGCTTGAGTCCATTCAGAACCGCGACAGAAGCGGTAAAGAAAGCCGCTTGCAGATGCAGCAGATCGCGCAGGCTCCGGACTTCAATCGCTTGCGCAATGGTGCAACTTTGGGCGAGGGTACGCCCGTGATCGCGTATTTGCCGGAAGACTCCTCGGCCATTCTCGGTAAGACGGTTACAGTCTCGGACACCAACGGCGACCGCACCACGATGCGCTATGCCCTGATTGAGGCAAGCGATGTGATGACCTCTAACAGTGTCGACGGCAGTCTCAATGCCAATTTCACAAATCCCGATGTCCAGGGCGCCCGTGCTATCGCGGGCAACGGTCGTATCGCAGGCCTCCAGGAAGCCTATCGCAACGTCAAGGCCACGAAGTACAAAGAGGAATTGACCAAGGTCTTAAAAGAATTCGGCATCAGCCGCCGCGCGGTCAAGAAGATGCGCGAGCCGATTCTTGTACGTGTGATGGATGATGCGGACGTTAAGGAAGGCGTCGGCGAATTGTCCAACCGTACCGGAACGCTGAAATTGAATCCCGCAGAGCAGGCCGCCCAGGACGCGCGGAATGTGCGCCTGGAGGAGGTTGAGTTTACGCAAGACGGTAAGCCGACAACCAAAAGCATGGACGAATTTGTCAGAAGAACTCCGGATAAAGAAGGTTTGATAGATGCTAACGGCAAAGTTATCTACGACAATGTCCGGCAAAGAATGCGTCCGGCTATTTTCGCCGCGGCCTATCCGGACAATCAATTCATAAACCGTTTTATAGCTGACGATCCTAAAGACAAACGAATAATGGACGTTCTTCAAGGGGCCGCCCTTGACGTTGTAAGACTTAGGAAAAAAGGCAAGGAGTATGACGTAACAGGCGACCTCATGGAGGCGCTCGCCGATTACATGCAGACCAAACAAGAGGCCCGCAAGATTCACGGCGAAAAGGTCGAAGGCGAGATCACGGAATCTTTCTTTGAGGCCACGCCGGTGCAAGCCTGGTTTAGGGACATTCTTTTATCGAAGAATCCGGAGCGGCTCAAAGACGCCCTAGCTCGATTCAACGAGGTGGCCCCACAGGAGAGCGGAGGCGAAGGCCTATTCGGTAAGGTCAGCCGCGACGAGGTTTTCAATCAGGTCAAAAGCGAGTTCGGCGCGCTGGATAAAGCAATCGACTCGATCACTCCGAGCGCGGTGGACGCCGCCATGGAGCTCCGTAACGCTGACGTAATCGAGGGCGATCAACCCTCAGGCATGAACGGCGATATCAACAAGTCAATCGCCGACGAGAAACTTGCCCGGGAACAGTTGGACGATGGCGAGCCGGTTAATGTCTCAGGCGAAGGCGTCGATCCGGAAACGCTGAGAACGCAGTTCGACTCCTTCAGAGATCGTGTGTTTAACCAGCTCCTGGGCGCCGGGTTTAAAGAAAAACTCGCGGCCTATTCTGCTGACCTCTACGACGCTTTCTACAGAACACTGGGAGAGCGGTTAGGCATGAGCGCGGACGAATTGGAGAAACGCTATGCGCTCAAGGTTCGCAAAGGCGGGAAGGAAACCGCCGAAGGCCTTTTCCAGTCGAGAGTATCTAGTCAGAAGGAAAGGCTAGAGGTATGGCTGAAGCCGTCGGAAATTGAAACCGCTAGAGGAAAAACACGCGGCGAAATTGAGGCTATTTTCGGAACAGAATTAGAAGATATAGCCACTGTCCCGGACGCCTACTTAAAAGCGATTTTCGGGGATAGAGTAACAGATCCCCGTGTTTACACGTCTAAGGCTTATTTTTTAGACCATGTTGTAAATCACCATGCGCCCGATGTTCTTCCAGAAGATTATCTCCAGATTCAGAACATCATCAATAACCCGGACGAAGTTATTAGAGATACTCGGGTCAATGAAAAAGGAGTAAGAAGAAACGGAGTAATTTTTACGAAGTTGATAGGAAAGACGTATTTGCTCGCTATTAACTTAGAAGAGACGGGGAGCGGCAAACTCCAGCTCTACAAATCGTTGCATAGAACAAGAAATAAAAAACCCTATCGCAAAATGGATAGGGTTACCTTGTCCGTGGACACCCTCTCCGAAAAATCGAAGAACCCTCACGATGCAGTCGTATCCCCGAAGGGACACCCGGCGGCAGGCGACAAATTTTCCGCTCTAGACAAGGATTCCAGTATAAAAGATCCGTCAAGGGAAAACAATGGCTATCCTCAATCAGGGGATGAGACTCGCGGCATGTACACGCCTGCCGAACGCATGATTACTTTGTTCGGAACTGCCGACGAATCGACTTTCGTCCATGAGTCCGGGCACTACTTCCTGGACGTCATGACGGACGTGGTAATGTGCTCCGACGCACCCGAGCAGGTGAGGGCCGACATTCAGACGCTGATGGATTGGTTCGGCCTTAAGGACCTGGAAGAATGGAACGGCTTATCGCTCGAAGAAAAGCGGCAATTCCATGAGCAGTTTGCCCGCGGCTTTGAGCAGTACCTCCGTGACGGTGTTGCACCGTCCTCCAGGCTGGAAGCGATCTTCAAGCAGTTCAAGGACTGGCTCGTGTCGATCTACAAATCGGCCGCAGACCTAGACGTCGAATTGACGCCTGAGGTCCGAGCCGTCTACGCCCGAATGCTCGCAACCGATAAAGAAATCGCGGCCAAGACCGAAGCGGACTCCCCGAGCCTATTTGGCGAAGACCTCGGCCGGACGGTCACTCAAGTTGTCGATAACACCAATTTGCCGGATGAGACCAAGGCCGTGATTAAAGACGGCCTGGAGACTTTAGGCATTAAGACCGAGCAGGCGCCGGATCAAAGCAAGTTGGCGGGCGTTATGACGGATGACGAATTTGTCCAAAGTCGCTTTGACCTCGACATGGAGAAGTACGGCGATATGCCGATTTTGGATGAGAACGGCAACGAGACCACACCGCGTGAGATGGTAGCTGGTGACCTGGCAGCGGCTGAGCAGTTGGAGAAGGACGCAAGCGGAATGTCCCGCGCCGCGCTTTGTATGTTTACCAATAACGCCTTCGATTAAGGATTAGAAAATGGCAAAAGGCTTAAAGAAAGAATGTTTAGACTCGGTTAGCCAAGTTATCGGCCGACAGCTAACGGCCAAGGAAGGCGAGGACATTGTCCTTAACATCAAAAGCAAGGTGCTCAATATCCGGAAAACCGAGCCCAACCTGACCAAAGACCAATATGTTGCCAAGGCCGCCGCGCTCGTGGCACAGGATATGCAGTACCGGGCCACCCGTATGAAGGTCAATGCACAGCGCCAGGTGATCGCGCTCGCCGCTATGCAGAACTACACCGCCGACATGCGGGCCAAGGGCTTGAGCGCAAACTCGGCCGCCATGAGGTATTTGGATAAAGTCGACAAGCACGCCGTCGGCGTATCGAAGGAATATGCCTCGGAGCTAGTGGATACGCTCCAGGCCGCTTGCCCTAAGTTTTTCGGCATGATCGAAAACGACGATGCGGTCGCGGGCATCCTGGCAGAGATCTCCGGCGTCGACACCAAGAACGCAGACTATAAGAAAGCGGCGCAGGCCTGGATTCAATGTACGGAGAAAATGCGTGAGCGCTACAACCGTGCGGGCGGAGACATCAGATCCCGTGAAGACTGGATCATGCCGCAGACCCACAATCAGGGCAAGGTGCTTAACGCAGCCAGAATCCTGGCGGAAAAAACGCCGAAGAGTTTTGCCGGACGAACTGCGGCAAGAGTAAAGGCGGCAACACAGGTATTTAAAAAACACGATTTTGCCGCCAACCGTGACGCGTGGGTCGACTATGTTTTCGAGCGCCTGGATAAAACTCAGTACCTCGACGACAATCTGGAGCAAATGAACGACCTCGAAATTAAGAACGTCCTCCGGGAAGCGTATCTCTCCATTACTGAGAACGGAGATCAGCACCAGAACGCGGCCGACGCAAAACCGAGCAGCAGAGTTAAAGCGAAGTCGGAACAGCGTCAGGAGCACCGAACGATCCACTTCAAGGACTACAAGGCCCGGATCGAATATAACCGTATGTTTGGGCAGAACCCGTCAATCTTCGGCACCATGCTGTCGCACGTCAGTGCGATGTCGCGGGACATCACGCTCCTGGAGGAAATGGGGCCGAGTCCTACCGCTACATTTAACACGCTGAATCGCTCTACCGAGATCCTCAATAATCAATCCAATAATGCATCCGGAAAGAAGGTTTCGACTAACCACCTCATGCTCAACGCAATGTGGAAAAACCTTAACGGCAGCAGAGGCATCCAGAATGAAACCCTGGCCGCAATCGCCCAGGGCGTCCGTAATCTCCAAGTTGCGGGCAAACTTGGCGGAGCATTTATTACGAGCTTGTCCGATATCGGCACATACTTCCACATGTGTAGAGTCAACAAAATGCCCTTTGCTCAGAGCGCGATGTTCTTAGTAAAGTCTCTCAACCCGGCCGATAAGAGAGATATTGCTTTTGCCGCTCAAGCAGGTGTCATCGGAGATGTCTTTAACTCTGCCGCCAACAGATTCGTCACGGACAATATGAGCCAGGGCGTAACCTCCAAATTGGCAGACGCAACCATGAGGGCTTCCCTTTTGTCGCAGTGGACGGACGGCATCAGAAGAGGTGCTGCGCTCACTGCCATGACGTTTTACACGAACGCGAGGAAATACGATTGGAATACTTGTGACGGCTGGTTGAGAGAGCGCCTGGAGAACTTCGGCTTAGATGAGACATTCTGGAAGGTCATTCAGAAGGCGCCGGCTGAGAAGTTCGGCGATGCTGAGTTTGTCACTAAGAACAGCATTCTTAATATCTCGGATGCGGACTTGGCCACGCTTGGAATCTCTCGGCACGCCCTGGAGAAGTACGCCTCGGATTATTTGGCCTTTGTTTTTGATGACGCGCATATGGCCTCCCTACAACCGGACCTCTACACCCGGGCAATATCCAACTGGGGCGTCGCTCGAGGCACAATCGCCGGTGAGGCATGGCAATGCTTTTTCTTGTTCAAGAGTTTTCCGACGGCAATGCTCACACGCCACATCCAGAGATCCGGGGATCTGTACAGGTATAAAAAGCGAACCGACGGCACTATGAGCGCGGTGTGGTCGAGATCGAAGTATTACGGCGCTTTGATCGCAGGCACCACCATGATCGCCGCGGTATCCAATATGTTTAAAGATCTGCTCAACGGCCAGGATGTTCAAGACCCCTGGACTAATGATTTTTGGCTTCGTGCATTTACGTCCGGAGGCGGTGCCGGTTTTGCCGGAGATATTTTTGTCTCCGCCTTGGGCGATTACAAGTACGGGCACCCGAATATTTACAACGCCTTTGGCCCGGTCTTCTCCTCCATGCTGGACGCTTATACGATCTATGACAAATACAAGGACGATCGAGATATCGGTGCCAATGTCCTGCGCTTTGCCAAGAGCAACATCCCGATGGTTAATCT